TTGTACTCGAGATAGAATACAAAATAAAAAATCATACTTGAATTGTTAACATAAAAGATTATAATCCAGATAATTACAAGACAATTATAAAGTCAGTAAAACATCATATTAAAGAATGATACAAAAAGTTTATTGAACAACAAGAAACAAATTAAATTACTATATAAAGTATAGCTATGAAAACAAACACTAAGATTTACACAGCAGAGTTTGTATTGAAAGAATTACAATCAATGCTTGATATGTTAAAAGAAAATAAAGATATTATCTATTTATGAGAGCTTTTTGAAGATAAAGATTACTCAAGACAAAGGTTCTCGGAATGGCTTACAGAATACAAAAACAATCAAGAAATACAAATAATCTCGGACACAATAAAAGAGATTCTTGAAACTAGAGCCGTTAAATGAGCTATTACTAACAAATTAAATCCAACTTTTACTATATTTCATCTTAAGAATAATTATAAAGAAACTTGGAAAGAAAAAATAGAAGTAGATAATAATACTAATATCAGTTGAGAACTAAAAATGAACTCGGTAGATAAATTAAATGAATTACTAAAATAATATGTTAAGACTTGATGATTATAAATTTAAACAAGTATTATCTGAATTAGAGAAAGTTACTTCTAAAGAGAGAGTAGCTTTCTTTTCAGAAATGAGTGCTGATAAGTTCTTATTATGGTGGTTTTATTACTACAAAGAAGACTTTATTACATTACTTGCAGACTTTCATTATGATTGGATTGAAGCTCTATTGAGTCATAAAAATGTAATGATAGAATGATTCCGTTGAAGTATTAAGACAACTATTACAAGTGCTGTTGTTACTTATAAAATAGCAAACTGATTTTGTAATTATGTTGTATGGCAAAGTTATGAAGATTGAGCAAGTACTGCAAACACAACTCAAATAGCTTATAAACTTCTTAATCAAAACCTTATATCTGATTATGGAAAACTATTTAAACTTGTATGATGAAGTAAAGAAGATCTTGAAAAGAAGTCTGTATGAAACTTTGATACAAGTAATTGAATAAAAGTAAGAGCTACTTCATTATGACAAAAACTTCGTTGAGCAATTAGTAAAAACCAAAGACCTGATTTGTTAATACTTGATGACATCGATGTGAGTGATTCAGTAAGAAACCCTGACATTATCAATAAGAACTATGAGAAGATAACTTGAGAAACTTTTGGTGCTATGACTAAAGAAGGGAAAGCTCAAATATATTTCTTATGAAACACTATTAATCAAGATTGAATTGTACCAAGATTTAGAAAAGAAAAGAAATGAACTAAAACTTGGGAAGTATTCCATCAACCTTTGATTATAGATTGAGAAATACAATGGGATTTTTTTACTCCAGAGTGAATAGAGAAAATAAAAGAAAATGAATGACCTATTGCTTTTAATCAAAACTATTTACTTATTCCTATTGACTTATATGCTGAAGGACTTATTAAAATAGAAGATTTAAGATATTATCATCATTTAAACTTAGAAGACTTTGATTCTCTTTATATGCACGCTGATACAACTCATACTTGAAAAGAAACAAGCGATTACTTTGCAACTATGCTTATTTGAGAAAATAAAAGAGATAAGAACTATTATGTTATAGATTTTATACTTGAAAAAATGGATGTAGAAAAACAATCAAGAGCAGTAATAAATTTGTATCTTAAATACCACAATAAAATCAAGAAGCTTACATACGATGAAAAGAGTAATCAATGATTTGGATTTTGGATAAAGAAACTAGCAAAAGAAGAATATCATATTTCACTTCCTATTCAAGAGCTTAAATATCCGAGTGATAAAGTATCACATTTTACTCCACATATTCCACATTTTAAAGCAAATAGAGTTTATCTACCTGCTAATCATAAGAGTTTAAAAGAAGCTGAAACGCAAATATTAGCTTTTCCACTCAAATGAGTAAATGATGATATTATTGATGCTTTCTCTTGATGTTTAGATAATTATGCAAAGATTAAAACACAAAAACCACAAGTATATGTACCGAGTTATATTTAGCTTTACAAAATAATTAAAAACTATATAATGTAAAGGAAATACATTTTAAACTAAACAATATGCAAAATTTAGATAAGCTAAAAAGAAAAGTGTCTGCTGAAAAAGCACAAGGATTTGAACATATTAGAAACGAAAGAGAGAGAAAAAGAAATATTCTTGAGAAGCTTTTGCCAGTTGATATTCCTGAAGGACAAGTAAGAGTGAATTTACTATGGAAGAATCTACAACTTGAAAGAGCTTTATTTGTATCAGATAAACTCAATGTAAAATTTCTTTGTAATGATTCTGTTATTGGTAATGAAGTAATGCAAAAAGCACAAAAAGTAGCTGAATTTGATGATATTGATATGGAACTCATCCATCAAAGAGAAGATATTGTAGATTATAATGGGCTTTATTGAGTAGCTATTACTTGTGTAGATAATTATGATGATGAAGAACAACAACCAATTCAAGCAACAATAGATCCATTATCAGTAATTCCAGACCCTAAAAACTGGAGAGGTTCTAAAATGAGATTTATTTGATTTGAGAGAAGAGTAAGTAAAGAATACCTTGAAACAGCACCTTGATATAAAAATATTAACCTTGTAAACGATAGTAATACATCACAAGAGTTAAGATTAAATGAACAAGCTTACAATGATGCTAATAGAACTAATATCATATTTGACCAACAAGGTTTAGTAGATATTTACGACCATTATACAGTATGGGAAGGTAAAAAAGTTTTAACAACTTGGGCTAATTGATGAGATTTACTTATTCGTTATGTAGAAATAGAAACTCTTACAAACGCAGAGAAATTAAACCCTACAAAAGTTAAATTCCCTGTACAAATTCATAGAAGAAAAAATAAACCTAACTCATTCTTTTGAGTAAGTATTGCTGATGAGATTTTACAATTTCAAGACGCTATTACAACTCTTACAAACTTACAACTTATTCAAGCAAGAATTGCTGGATTATGACCTGATAAGTATGTAGATAATTCACTCGGTATTGATATTGCAACTGTATCACAAAAACTTCCTTGAGGTAGAGTAATTCCAGTTGAAAATGTAAATGGTGCTATTTGAAATGCTTTTTATATAGACCAAACACCAAACCCAAGTCAATTTCCTATACAAATGAATAATGTACTTGAAAGTTATTCACAAGGAACTACTTGAGCTTGAGATGTAGCCTTTGGAACTTCTCCAGGATGAAGTCAAACAAAAGCAGAGATACAAACTCTTATGGCTAACTCGAATCAATTACTTTGAGCTGTTGCAGATAACTATCTAAGAGGGCAAAAAGAATATTGGGAAGCACATTATAGAGCTTATGCTTTGAATATGTGAGCAAGAGATAAAAAGGTTATTACTCTTTATCAAAAAGGAAATGCTTTATCTTTAGAAATTAAAAAACAAGACTTCATTGCTGATGGTAAAGTACAAGTAATTGTAGAAAGCCAAACACAAGTAGATAAAGAGAATGAAAAGAACTCTGCAAAACTTCTTGCGTTACAATGAGTATTCTTACCTTACATTAAATGAGATTATGCAAGAAACCAATTCTTAAGAAAACTATGAGATTCACAAGGTATTAAAAACTTTGATTCTACTCTTTATATTGAAAAATCAGTTGATGAAATGAGAGCTGAACTAAATCTTGAACTACTAAACAGAAATGAAGATGTAGCTCCACCACAACCAGGAGAAGATTATAGAACATACCTAGCTATTTATAGACAAGCACTTGACACTCCAGCTAAAAATAGAGCTTTATTCTTATATGAAGAAGCAATAATGATGGAACAAGAACTATGAATGAATACTACTTGATGAGCTATGTGATGAGATGAACAAACTAAAAATATTGCTATGAATATGATTAGTAATCAATCACAACAAGTAAATACACCTACTTTAGAAAATGTAACAATGTAATATGAAACTAAATCAAGATCAAAAATCTATGCTTCAAGCACTAGTATCACATCCAGGATGGAAAATAGTAAAAATGATTGAAGAAGATGAAAGTATTAAATTAGGTAAATCATTATTAAACGCAGACCTTGGTAATGAAAAAGCAATAAACATACTAAAAGACTCTCAAGTATACAACAAAGCAAGACAAGATTTTGTAAATGATATTGAGAAACATTCAAGAGAAATTCAAGTAAATGAAACAAAGCTATCATAAGTATAGCTTTTTTTCTTGACAAAACACAAAGTATCTATAATATGATATACGAGAGCTGATACCTCTTGAAAAAAGTATTTATATTTTTACTGCTTAACAAAATATCAAATATGGCAGAATTTGAAACAAACGAAGTTGATACTGATGTAGATTATGAAACAGAAGTAGATACTCAAGAAGATGATACAGAAACTCCAACAGTAGATGATTATCTTAAACTAAAAGACAGATTAGCAAAAGCTGAAAAAAGACTCGTTGAAGAGAAAAAGAAAGCAAAAGCAACTGTTGAAAAAGAAACTGGTAACTTTTTATCAAAAGAAGATTACAAATTAGAAAGATTCTTAGATAAAAATCCTGGTTACGAATGAAAAGAGGAGGAAATTAAAAAGTATATGAAGAAAGGACTAGAGCTCGATGAGATTAAAAAACTCGTTACACCTGATTCATCATACGCAAACAAAGAAAAAACTAAACAAGCCTCTATTACAGCTTGAGAAAGTGGTTGAGGACAAACTAGTTATACGAAACAAGAACTCGCAGATATGAGTCAAGAAAAATATAATCAAGTTATGGACTTGAAAGCACAATGAAAAGTTGTAATAAGAGGGTAGCCTTTTATTAATAACTAAAAAACTATGGCAAATACTATTATTACCCCTGCTATTTTTAGCAAAGAACTTATTAGAAACTTAGATAGAAAAGTTGTATTCGTATCACATACTGATAGAGCTTATGAATGAGATTTAAGACAAGCTGGAGATACAGTTAGAGTACAAACTCTCCCTACTTTAACATTTACTGCTTCTGCAATTACTGGAGCTGGAGACGTTACTAACGCTGATGTAGGAACTGGACCTGGTGGAGCTATTACTGCTTCTGATTTTGCAATTACACTTGAAAATCTAGTAGTAAATAAATATACTAACAAACTTGTTAGATTAACAGACCACGAAATGGTACAATCAAACCTTTCATTAGAAGAAAAAGTAGCTGGAAGATTTGCTGAAGGTGTTGCTAGATTATTTGACAATGAAGTAAGAGACCAAGTTCTCGTTACACAAGTTGCTGATATTCCTGCTGCAAACAAAATTAACTCTTCTACTCCTGTTACATTAACTAAAGCAAACATTTTCGAAGAAATTGAAAAAATGAGAGTTGCTTTAATGGATCAAAATGTAGAAGATAGCTTATGTTTATTCGTTTCTCCATCTGCACAATCTTTACTTTTACAATCTGGAATTTTAGATGGTTCTGATTTAGGACTTGATACTAGATTTAAAGGTTACATCGGTATGATTTCTGGAGTTAAAGTTTATGTATCAACTGCATTAACTGCTTCAAAAGAAATGATTATGATGCAAGAAGGTGCTGTAAATATGGTAGTACAAGTAAACAAAACAAAAGTTGTTGATGGTACTGATGGATTCTACACAAACATTTTAGTAGAAGCTATCTACGGATTGAAAATTTTTGCAGAAAAAGCAAAATCAATTTCTATTAATTACGTAGCATAATAAGAGAGTGAGAAATCACTCTTTTTTTTGTCTTTACATTTTTGTAATATCATTATAATATAAGTAATTATATCTTAACTAATTAATATGGAATTTTTAACTACACCTAATAGAGTTGTAAATAGATTAGGAAAAAAATATACAGCTGATGCAAATGGAGTAATTGTAGCTGATACAAAAGAAGCTATGGAAGTATTTGTAGCTTATGGATTTAAACTAAAAGAAGAACCAGAAGTAAAAAAGAAAAAAACTTTAAAAGATAATCAAGAATAATATGGCAAGTGTAGCACAACATTTAAGCGATTGGAGGTTTGATACAAGTATTGATACAAATCAAATTACTGATAATCAAGCCTTAAATATATTTAACAGAGCAAGAAGAGATATTATCAATGAGATAAGAAAAGCTGGAGATAATTACTTCTACAACTACTATAAAGTAGAAGATACAGTTGTTTGACAAGAAGAATATACTCTTAAACAAAAAACAACAGCAGAAGCTTGAATGGTAAAAGTACAATCTGTTTCTATTAAATACAATACAACTGATACAAGCTCAATTAAAGCGAGATATGAGAGTATTTATAACTTAGATAGAGATTTAGAGTGGTATAAAACAAATTGGAGTAAATACGATCCTTTTTATCTTGTTATGGATAAATCTATTTTTATTTACCCAGCTCCTGATGTAGCAGTAGAAAATGGTATTACTATTTATGCTATTACAGATCCAGTTGATTGTACTTTATCTTCAACAGAAGCAGAAGTTGCTATCCCTATTGAATGGCAACAAATAATCCCTATTTTGATGAAGAAATACTCTTACCAATCAAGAGGTATGATAAACGAAAAAAACGATGCTATTGCTGAATACGATAGAGAAATAGCAAAACTTAAAAAAGGTATTAAGCGTAATTTATGACCATTACAAATAAATACTTGAAATTTATATCATTTACATTCATAATATGTCAACAGTACAACAAGTATGGAATTGGAATAACTTTTCTTGATGAGAGTGAGATGCTTTCTTTTATTGACCTACTGGATGATATAGAGTAAGTTCTCAATTAGAAACAAGAATGGTTGAAAATTCTATAAGAATATCACAAAAGAAAACAGATACTGGGCAAACTTATTTGTGAACCGTACAAGCTGTAAATCCTTATGCTGATAGATGTTTTTCGACTCTTGATTCTAATACAGGTAAAATTTATTACGAATGAGTTTTTAAATTTAACTTATCTACTTGAAATGTGAATTGGGATACAATTAGATGATTTTGAAAACTTCAAAGAACAACTGATAATATAATTTATTCATATTGAATTAGTCGTACTACAACTTGAGTGGGTAAAATTCATAGATTAGCTACTGATTTTACTTCTCTGACAACTGTTTGAACTTTTACACTATGAGCTTGAAGTACAAACGATTCAATTTATTTTCCTATTATATCTAATCCAGATAGAATTATATTTGCA